CCGCAATGTGATCCGCCACAACACCCACGGCGCCACGGGCGACCTGGAGACGGCGCGCGCGCTGTTCATGGGTGCACAGGCCGGCGTGATCGCTTTCGGCTCGCCCGGCACCGGCATGCGCTACGGCTGGCACGAGGAAACGGCCGACCGTGGCAACCAGGTCATCATCACCACGTCGTCCATCTTCGGTGTGAAGAAGACCGTCTTCGAGGTCGAAGGCGAAAAGCAGGACCACGGCGTCTACGGCTGCGATACCGCCGCCGCCTCGCGCTGACCCACCCCACCGAATAGAAGGAGTCAGACATGGCTTTCAAGCAACTCAGTGCCGTGGCCGCAGGCCATCAGGCCCCCATCACCCCCGGCGGCTCCGAGCTGGTGCGCTCGCGCTTTGGCCAGCCCCTGGCCGTGGCAGACCACGCAGTCGCGCCCGTGGCGTCATCGGCATCCTGCCCGCCGGCACGCTGCCAGTGTCCCTGTTCATCCGCGTGCCTGCCGCCCTGGGCGCGGGCTTCAAGGCTTCCATTGGCCTGGCGGATGCGGCCGGCGACATCAGCACAGCGGCCGACGACGGCGGTGGTGCCTGGGTGACGGACAACGACGCGGGCGCGGCCGGCGGCTATGTGCAGCTGGTGCCCGCAGCCTTTGCCAAGCTGGTGCCCAAGGACGAAGACCGCCGCATCGTCCTGAAGGTCACAGCGCGGGCACGGCCGCAGGCCTCTTCGCCCTGGACGTGATCTACACGAACGCCTGACAGCGTGTGCGCGCCCCGCAAGGGGCTTTCCCCCGGTGGCATCGGCTGCCGGGGCTTTTTGAACCCGGAGAACCAACACCATGAAGCTGTTCACTTCGCTGCCCGCACGCAAGGACGGAACCCTGATCGTGCGCCTCAAGGGCGCCACCTATGTTTTCGAGGGCAAGCCTCTGACTTGCGAGGTCGAGAACGAGGCCCATGCCGAGCACCTGCGCGCCGGCAACTTCCAGACCGAAGAGGACTTCGAGGCCGAGCAGAAATTCCTGCGCCTGTCTGCCGAGCGCGAAGCCCGCCGCGCAGCACAGGACGGCAAGGCCCCGTCCTCGCGCGGCACCTTCTCGCCCGGCGTGGGCCCGGACGACGATGACATCCTGGACGGCGGCACCGGCATGCCCCAGGAATCCGACTCTGCGCCCACCGGCCGCGTGCGCCGCGCTGCCCGTTCCTCCAACGTGACCGGCTGATCGCATCATGGCCAGCTGGGAGAACTGGATGCCTGAGCTGGTCCTGGCTGCCCCGAAGGCGCCGGTACCGCTCATCCATATGGCGCTGAACCGCGCCGCGCGCACCTTCCTCAAGGCCACGCGCGCCTGGCAGGAATGGCTGGAGCCGGCCGACGTGACCGGCGAGGCCTTCGCCGAATACACCTTCGAGCTGCCCCAGGGCGCGGAGCTGCTGCGCCTGGAGCGCGCCACGCTGGCCGGGCGCCCGCTGGAGGTGGCCAAGCGCGCGATCTGCCGGCCGATCCCTGGCAGCACGAGCTGCGCGGCAAGCTCTACCTGGTCACGACGAACCTGCGCGAATTCACGGTACGCACGGGCAGCACGGGCCGCCTGCAGGTCTACGCCTCGCTGATGCCGTCCCTGCGCGGCAACAGCGTGCCCGACGAGGTGGCCTCGCTCTACCATGAGGCGATCCGCGAGGGCGCCAAGGCCGAGCTGCTGGCCACCGAGGGCACGGACTACTACAAGCCCGACCAGGCCGGCGTGGCCCTGGCATTCTTCCAGCGCGCCATGGATGACGCCACGGCCGACGTGTGGCGCTCCAACACCAGCCGCGGCTCGCGGGGGAGGGCGTCATGGCTTTGACCGTGGCCCAGCTGCTGGACGATGCAGCGCGCGACCTGCAGGACAAGGGGCACATCCGTTGGACCCGCGCGGATCTGCTGGACTGGTTCAACGCCGCCCAGCGCGCCTTTGCCGAGCAGCGGCCCGACCAGATGGCCCAGCCGCGCGACCTGGTGCTGGCCGCCGGGTGGCGGCAGGAGCTGCCGGCCGACGTGCTCACGCTGATCGACATCACCAACAACGCCAACGCCACGCAGCGGCGCATCACCAAGACCGACCTGTGGGTGCTGGACGCCGTGGCCGGCGCCTGGCGCTCGGGCTCTCCGGGCCGCGAGGTGCAGCACTACATGCACGACCTGGGCACGCCGCGGGAATTCCTGGTCTATCCGCCCGTGGCCGCCGGCACCAAGGTGCGCGCCATGGTGGGTGTCGCGGCTGTGGACCTGGCCGACGAGAGCGGAACGCCCAGCGTGCCCGAGCGCTGGATGGACGCCCTGCGGCACTTCGTGTTGTTCCGTGCCTGGTCCATCGACGCCGAGTTCGGCGGCAACGCGACCATCGCGGCGGCGCACCGTGCCCTCTACAACGAGGCGCTGGGCATTCAGGCCCAGGCTGCGGCCACCACGGCCGTGGCCCAGAAGTGAACCAAGCCTGCCATCCTGGCGGGCATCTTCAATCGGGGCGCTGGAGTGCTCGAAGCCATAGGAGCCGTCATGGCTGGTTTCAGCACATCCCTCGCCAACGCGATCATCAGCGCCACGCTGCGCAAGCAGGCCTTCCCGGCCATCCGCAACACCTTCTTCGCCCTGTTCACGGCGGACCCCACCGACGCTTTCACCGCCGGCACCGAGGTGGCTGCACCGTGGTACCAGCGCGTGCCCACTGGCGCCTTTGCCGCGCCCAACAACGGCGCAACCTACAACGCTGTGCGTGCGGAGTTTCCGCCCGTCACGGCGCCCAGGTCACGGTCACGCACATCGGAATCATGGAAGGTGACTCGGCCACCGATGGAACGGCCACGCTCATGTATTCCGAGCCGCTGCCCACGCCGCGCACGCTGCAGATCAACGACGTGTTCCTGGTGGACAGCCAGGCGCTGACGGGCGACTTCACGCTGCAGCTGCTGTAAGCCATGAACCGGGGCGCACTTAATGGCTTCGCGCTGAACGGGCGGGCCTCCGATCCCGTGGTGCGCATCCGCGTGGACGCCAAGGGCTATGCCCGTGTGCGTGCCGGCGGGAGAGTGCTCGCCTATGCCGTTGTCCACTCGGCTCCGGCCGCTGCGCTCACCGGCCCGCTGGGCCGCGTGCATGCCAAGCTCTCGGCCGATTCCGTGGCGCGCGCAGCTGTCGAGGGCGTGCTGGGCCGGGTCCATGTGCGCAGCCTGCTGGCAGCCACGGGTCGCGCCATCGTCAAGGTCACGCTGCCGCCCGTGCGCGGGCGTGTGGCCGTCCAGGCCCGTGCCAGCGCCACGGTCACGGCCCACGTGCAGGCCCGCATTGGGGTGGACGCGGCCGCGCGTGCCAACTTCAAGCCCCAGGCGCGCCTGCTTCGCCGTGGCCCCGTGCAATCCACGCCCACCGCCCGTGGCTCTGCCGATGGCCGCATCTACGTGCGCCGCTGGCTGCGTTCGCCTGTGGACGGCAAGGGCCAGGCCTTTGTCGTCACGCAGGGGCGGGTCGAGGCGCGTCTGGCCGCGCTGGTCCAGGCGAAGGCTGCCATCACGGCCCGTGGGCAGCGCCTGGTGCGCGCGCCGCTGCAGGCCCAGGGCGTGGCCTTCATCGACATCGATCCCGCCGTGCACAAGCGCCTGCCCTTCGATGAGCAGGCGCCCGAATCCCGCACCTTCCTCGTGCCCGCAGGAATGACCACCTTCTACGTCACCGACCAGGGGCAAAGCATGTTCCGCACTTCCCCCATGCAGCCTGCAGACACGCAGGACTACGACATCGAGTTCGCCGACTGGTTTCCGCCCGGCGACGAGATTGTTTCCGTGCAGCTCAAGGTGCAGCCGGCCATGCCCATGCCGCCGTCCTTTGCCTTCGTGGGCCAGCGCGTGAAGGTCTGGATCTACGCGGGCGGCCTGAGCGGCCAGAAGTACCAGATCAGCGTGGCCGCCACGACCAACGACGGCCGCACCAAGGAGGTGGAGCTGATCGTGCCCATCAAGGAAAAATAGAAATGCCGCAGCTGTTCCTGAACAACTTCCAAACCCAGTTCATTGCCGACGTGCGCGCGGCGCCGCAGACAGGGGCCCCGGCCAGCGAGCTGGACTATGGCGTGCTGCGCGTGTCCGATGGCGCGGCCGGCACGCTGCTCAATCCTCCTGCCGGCGGCTGGTACGTGCTGACGGCCTACAAGCGCAACGGCTCCCTGGAAACCGATTACGAGATCCTGCGCGTGACCGCCGTGGACAACTCGGTGATTGGCGAGTGCCGCCTGACGGTGCTGCGCGGCCAGGAGGGCACAGCACCCCGGGCCACAACTCGGGCGACCTGCTGGAGATGCGCATGACGGCAGGGGGTATGCGCGAGGTGGTGCAGACCACGGATGAGCGCATGTCGAATCCGCGTGTACCGACCGGCGCGGCCGGTGGCATGCTGGCCGGCCAGTACCCGAACCCCACGTTTGCCCAACCCATGGCCACGGCGGCGGATCTGCAGGGCAAGGTGGACAAGGTGCCCGGTAAGGGCCTGAGCGCCAACGATTTCAGCGACGAGGCTGCGGCAAAGCTCAG